TCCTCATTTCCCCGCCTCTCCGCCCGGGCACTCGATACGGACCTCGCCCTTGCTGATGTGGATGACCACGCCCGCCAGCGCCTCCGCCGCCTGCTCGACGGTCTGGATGTCCGCGCGCTCGCTGAGGGCCTCGATCCTGTCCGCCGCCAGCGCCATCAGCTGTCCCTGTTCCTCGCCCTCGTAGATGCCCGCCCACTCGCGCAGCTTTTTGACCAGCACCTCGTCCATCGTCGGTTCGCTCATGTCAGTCCCTCCTCATTCTCGCGTAGATGTAACATCCTGGCATCCAGTCCGTCTGCCGGACCTCCAGCCCTTCCAGATTCAAGCCCGGCCACTTCCGCCGGAAGATCGCCTCGCCCTCCAGATCCGCGTCCTCCCGGATCCGCTCCGCCTGCCGGCGTGAGATCCGTGTCCGGCTTTCGGTGACGCGCGGCTTTTTCAGGTTCCTGGTATAGAAATACCGGTGACGGCCCTTCCCGCGCTTCGCCTTTTTCGTGTCGAAGCATTTTGTAAAATACGTTTTCAGCGCCTCGATGCCGCCGCGCGTGCGCTGGATCCGGTTACAGTTCGCGGCTCCGTGCCGCCACAGCTGCTCCATGAGATCCCGGTCCAGCCCGCCCTCGATGAGCAGGTGATGGTGCAGCCGCCCGCGCTCGCCCGTCTCGATGACGCCGATGCACCGGGCCTTCGGCAGCCCGGCCTTCTTCCGCGCCCGGTTGACCCGCGCAAGATAATTCCTGAGATCCCGGTCGCACTGTTTCGGATCCTCCGGCGCGTTCCCGTCGTAGGTCAGCGTCAGGAAATAATCGCGCCCGGCCTCGAAGTTGACCTCCGCCATCCTGTGGAACCGTTTCCGCGCGTTCCGGTCGTTCACGGCCATCATGGCCTCCGGCGTGGGACGGACCTTCGACAGCTGCCGGAGGTATCTCCCCTGGTAGACCGGATAGCACTCCACCTCGACCAGGCTCCCTGATCGGACGGTCCGCGTCTTGTAGTACAGCACCGGATCCCGTTCCGGCCTCTCCGGCGTTTCGTCCGGTCGGCTCTCCAGCACAGCCTCCAGCCATCTGTCGCCCATCTTCCGCCTCTCACATCGCTCTGGTCCGCTCAGTTGGGGAGGGGAAATCCCCTCCCCACGCCGCGGATGGCTGAACTCCTCCCCATGATGATTAAATAAATATCCAATACAAGCCCGATCAAAGGGCGAGACCCTTTTACAAGTGAGGAGTTAGGAGTGAGGAGTGAAGAGTTCAGGATAAAACAGCGCGTGCGCTGTTTCTTCATATAAAAATGCCGTCAGGCATTTTTTACCGCCACTCCTCACTCCTCACTCATCACTCCTCACTCTTCCTCAGATACTCAAACAGATCCGTCTGTTTACAGTTCAGCGCGTTTTTGACATTGGCGACGGCCTGGCGGTAGTAACTGTCTTTCAATTCCACGCCGATGGCCTTGCGGCCCATCTTCACGGCCATGTACGCCTCGGAGCCGATGCCCAGGAAGGGCGTCAGCACCACGTCGCCCGGATTCGACCATAATTCGATGCCGCGCTGGATGACGGGCAGCTGGAGCGGGCAGATGTGCCGCTCATCCTCATTCTCCCGCGCGGACCGGTACTGGAGCGTGTCGTTGGGGTTGATGTCCATCCAGACCGGGCTGGCGTACTTCTGCCAAACCGCCACGGGGAACGTCTCATTGGTGTGCGTCACGCGCTCCGGGTTTTCGCCGGGTTTTCGCATAGTCACCAGGTAATCCGGGATCCCCTGGCGGCTCATGCAGCTGTCCTTTTTCAGCTGCTTGTGCAGCAGGCCCAGCGCCTTGGTGCGCTGCATGGCGGTGACGGGATCCTTCCAGATACAGACCTCTGAATGATAGATGAAGCCCAGATCCTCGAAGAACCGGATCAGCTCGCCGCGGAAGTCCCGGATGCCGATATAGCCGTCCCTTTCCTTGCTGGTGGGCAGGTTCATGCAATGAAAGCTCATCAGGCGGCCCGGCTTCAGCAGGCGGAAGAGCTCCCGCCCGATGAAGGAAAACTGTTCGTAGAACTCGCCCGCCGTCCGGCAGTTGCCCAGGTCCCGGTCGCTGTTGGAATACACATAGAGGCTCTGGAATGGCGGCGAATAGATGATATAGTGGACGGACTCATCCGGCAGCATGGGCAGCACTTCCGCGCTGTCGCCGTTATACAGCGCGTATTCCTCCCCTATATCCTTGGCCTTGATCAGGCTGTCAGCCATTCCGGCACCTCCATTTTCTCAAAGGCATAATACTCATCGGCGTCCCGGCGCGTCTGCCGCATGTCGCTCTTCAAAAATTCCTTGGTATACTGGATCAGCTCATCGGTCATCCGTTCGGCGTCGCGCTGTTTCCGCTCGATGTTCGCTTTCACGTTCCCCTCCGCGTCGCTGATGATGATATACACGTCCACGGGCTTTTCCTGCCCGAACCTCCAGCAGCGGCGCACGGCCTGATAATACTGCTCGAAGCTGTCCGACAGGCCCACGAAGATCTCGATGTGTGTATTCTGGGCGTTGATGCCGAATCCGGCGATGGACGGCTTACTGACCAGCACGCGATGTTCACCGTTCAGGAATCCCAGGATGCGCTTTTCCTTCTCTTCCGGTTCCATGCTGCCCTCCACCTCCACCGCGCCGCGGATGGCGGCGGTCAGGGCTTTCGATTCGGCGTTCAGGTCGCACCAGACCAGCACCTGCTCCTCCGTGCCGTTGGCGATCTCCGCCGCCCGGGCCACGCGGGCCTCCAGGCTGTTCCGTCGGGCGCTCCGGCGCTCCATCAGCGTGTTTCCTGTGGGCGCGAACATCATCAGCTGTCCGTTTTCCAGCTCGGTGCGGTCGGATTGGACGGCCTCCTCGTGCACGGTCAGCGGTGGCAGCTCATAGCCCTCTTCCTCGTAGCCCAGATCCTGGGGCCGACGGAAGCAGGCCGCCCATCCGGCCACCCACTCGAAGAATTTCTTTTCCGCGTGGCCCTTCAGGCGCCAGTTCTGGGTCTCTCCGCCGTCGTGCACAAAGAACGTGGCCAGCATCTCCGTCTGTTTCATCACACCCAGAAACTGGGCATGGGTCCCCAGCTCCATAAAATCGTTCGGCGCGGGCGTCGCGGTGCAGCACAGTTTGAACCGCGTATGCTCGAACATTTCCTGGATCAGTTTCCGCGTCTCGCCGTCCTTGTGTTTGATGATGGAGCTCTCGTCCAGCACCACCGCGCAGAATTGGTCCGGGTCGAAGTGCTGCAGCATCTCATAGTTCGTGATGTTCAGCCCGTCCACGCACTGGGCCTGGTCCCGGACCACCGCGACGGAGATGCCGCACTTCTCACCCTCGCGGCGAGTCTGCTGTGTCACAGCCAGCGGAGCCAGGATCAGCACGGGCCGCCGCTCATGCTCCCAGACCTTCTGCGCCCACCAGAGCAGGATGCGCGTTTTTCCGGTACCGCAATCGCTGAACACGGCGCACTTCCCTTTTCTCAGCGCCCACTTCACCACATCATTCTGCCAGCCGAACAGCGCCGGGCTCCGTTCTTCGCACTCAAAGCCCATGGGCTGGACTGTGATCTTTTTAGTTTCCAGAAATTCGCGATAATTCAACGCTTACGCCTCCAGCCGCACCTGTTCGCCGTCGATCTCCATGACGAACGAGTGCATGTCATCATCCCAATAGATCTGCGACGCCTTGACGGCGGTGCCCTTGTCCGACATCTCGATGGGCACCCGGATGGCCGTTTTATAGGTCACTTTCGGATGGCCGCTAATCGGATCAATTTCGATTTTCACAGTGATGGCCGCGTTGGCCTCGTTCACGTTCTTCTGGTTCATCAGCAGCATGGCCCGCTGGAGCGCGTTGTTGAATGCGTTCAGCGCTTCCGGCATTTCATCAATTTTCACAGGTACAGTTTTCATCGTTCGGCCTCCATTATTTCGATAATGTTGATGATGTCCGGGTCCGACGTCCGCCGGTGGCGGAGATCCTTCGCGGGCGGCCTGGGCGATCCCGCCCTGGCCTGCTCAGGATGACAATGTTGTGTGTGGGCGGTGGTATTACGAGGGCGGGCGGCCCAGTGTGCCGCCCCTACAAGGGGAACGCGCTACCTTGTCATCCTGAGCCGCGCCGCCCCCGTTAGCGGCGCGTGTCGAAGGATCTCCGCGAAGCGGACGACGGCCCCGGCCTGCCTCATTTCAATCACTCCGCTCCCGCGGGCCCCTTCTCCGCACGATGCCGTTGTCCCGCGCGATCTGGCTGACCACGGAGTGCGCGCAGCCGAACCGCTCCGCAATCTCGCGGTAGACGGCGCCCTCCAGCACCATGGCATAGATCTGATTCCTGACCTCCGGCCTGATCCTCGGCTTTCGGAAGGTCTTTTCCGGGGCATACTGTTCCTCCGCCGGTTTCATCCGCCGCTTTTTCTTCCGCTCCGCCTCGCGCTCCATGGCCCACATGCAGCTGATGGAGCAGCACGGTTTCCCCTTGAAATTCACGGCCCACATCGGCGTGGGTGAAAATGTCTTCCCGCACCGCGGGCATTCCTTCTCCGGGATCAGCGTCCCAAGGGTCATCTTCCCGCCCATCAGCGATTCCCCGCTTTCAGCTTCGCGCGGCGCTCACGCTCTTTCCGGCGGATCTCCCGCCGCGTCCGCCGGTATTCCGGCAGCATATGCCATTCCCGCGCCACGCGCAGCGCGTTCTTCCGCACAAAGAACTCGACCTCGCCCTCGTAGCCATTCGCCAGGTCAAAGGTCAGGTCAAATTCGTTCGCATCAAAGTCGTCCATAAAAGCCTCCGGTTTTTTGTTAAGTAGGAAGTATGAGGTAGGAAGTAGGAAGTAAAAATACTTCCTACTTTGTCCTTCCTACTTCCTACTTCGTTTTCCCCGCCCTCTGAATATCGGCCCGTTTCGCGTGGCACATCCTGCCCATGTCATCCCGCCGGATGAGCAAGGGAGCTTTCACCACCTTTCTTTTTTGAATTTTTGATTAAACAGTCGTGACAGACGTCCAGATGCTCTGAATCAAAACGCGATGCCACCTTATAAAGTTGTACATATTTAATTTTTTTGTTCGGGCCGATATTCAGAGGGCGGAGTGCTGTTGGGTCCGTCGTCCGCCGGCGGCGGAGATCCTTCGACTCGCGCCGCTGGCGTGGGCGGCGCGGCTCAGGATGACAAAGTAGTGTATTGGCGTGGGTGATACGAGGGCGGGCGGGCCAGTGTCCCGCCCCTACAAGTGGAACGCGCTACCTTGTCATCCTGAGCAGGCCATGGCGGGATCGCCCAGGCCGCCCGCGAAGGATCTCCGCGAAGCGGACGACGGAGCCGGGTCACACTTCCACGATCTCGATGTCGTGCACTTTCTTCATCAGCTTCCGCTTGATGATGTACTCCGGCGTCCGTTTGCCTTTGGCGTCCTCGACCACGAAATGGCCGTCCTGCCAGTAGGTGAAATCCGCCACATAGGCCACGGCCCGCTCCACGGTGCCGTCTGTCATGGTCTGGCGCGGCACCAGCTCGAAGGGTACCTGGCACTCCAGGCCCACGATCTCCCCGGCCCGCTCCATCAGGCGGAGCTCCATGTACCGGTTCGCCTCTTTCGCGCTGTCGAACACCTGGCCGTCAATCTCCGTTTTCCGGTTGCCGTATTTCGACCGCCCGCCCGCCGCTTTCAGCAGCTCACTCAGCCTGTTCATCCGTGTTCCCTCGGACGCCCTTCGCTTCAAACATTTTCCTCAATTTTTCAACCGCCACGGCTTTCATGATGTCATCCACGCGGCTGCAATTGAGCAGCCCCTTAGCGATGTCCATCGGCGACAGCTGGTGAACGGCGGTTTTTATTATCCGGTTGATGCTTTCATCGTCCTCATCCTTGGAACAGCCCATGATGAAGAATCCGTCCGCCTCCACGACGTAGGGTTTGCCCTCGTTCAGCACAGTCTCCTCCGGTCCGATGGCCTCCACCGTGATGCGGTAGGTTTTCGGCCTGTTCTCCAGCGCCAGCTCCTCCAGACTCCTGCTCATGTTCTCAGCCTCCATGATTTTTTCTCCCTTCAATTTTTTATCTGCTCCATCCTTCGGATGCAGAACTCAACCACTCTCAGCGCCGCCTGCGCGATCGCTCGCCAGAATCCGAACATTCTCATTCACTCCCGGTATCACTCAACTTTGTCATCCTGAGCCGGCCAGGGCGGGTACGCCCAGGCCGAAGCCGAAGGATCTCCGCGCAGCGGACGACGGCCTCAATTCATCCGGTACCACGTCGCGCCGCAAATAACGACCTTCTCCCCGCGGCGGCAGTCCCTCGCCGGCATGACCGGCACCGGCGCGTCGTTGAAATACGCGCGCTGCCGTTTCCGCGGGATCCACGACCAGCGCCGGATCACATATCCCAGCCAGATCCCGACGAGCAGGATTGTGACCCCCAGCACGATAAACATCTCCGTCTCATGCTCCATCGCCAGTTTCACAGCCATCTGAGCCTCCGTCATTTTTCACAACCTCCTTTTATTGATGTGGAAAGCAGAGCAGAATTAACTCCTACTTCCTACCTCCTCACTCCTCACTCGGCAGTCTCCCAGACTGCCGTTTCCATCTCCGCCTCCGTCGGTATCCCGCTCCAGGCCCGCCATGAAATCTTGTAGCGTGACTTGTCCAGGAATACGCGGTCCGGGATCGTACTGACCACGAACACGAAATCCGGATGGTGTTCGTACTTGTACAGGGCCACGTAGGGCCGGAAGCCCTTCACCCGGCACTCGATCCATACCGCCGCTTTGCCGTAGGTCGGCGGGATCTCTTCCAGATCCAGCACTCTTGCGCTCATTTCCGATTTCCTCCAGCCATTTCTCCATTTCAGGCAGCCGCGCCGCGGCGAACTCGCCGCCCCGGCCCAGCACCTTCCAGCCCCCATAGGGCCAATGCCCGCCAGCCACGTGCGCGTCGGCCACATATCCAGCCGCCCTGGCCTCCGCCTCGGTGTCAAACACCTCCGCGATGGTCACGGTCCCGAACAAGGAAGTGGCGACGGTGTCGCCCACGCTGAGCGTATTTAACTCCTCACTCATCATCTCGTGCGCGGTGCGCGAGGCGCTGGCGCCCGCGGTGCGCGCGCGATTCAACACTCATCACTTGGCCGGCGTATTTCCCGAACATCTCCGCTAATTCGTCGATCAGCGGCCCATCGTCCGCCCTGGCGGCCTCCACCTTCCGCGCGTCTTCCGCCCGGATGTACAGCGGCACCGCCTCCAGCGGCTCCCGCGTCACGGGATCCCTGAGCGCGGTCACTCCGATCTGGATGTAATCAGCCATCGTTTATCGCCGCTTTCCGCGCCTTTTTCCCGCGTTTCCGAAACTGGTCCGCCGCCGGGCATGTGGCGAAGTGGCTGATGTAACCGAACCGGTCGCCCTCCGCCCGGTCCGTGACCCGGTTGCCGCGCATGGTGGTGCCGTCGCCCAGGATAAACAGCTCTTTCCCGTCCGGGTGAGCCTTGAAAAACACCGCACTCTCATCCACGGGCATGGTCTTTCCCTTCGCCGTTTTCAGATAGGAAGAGCGTCGTG